TACAGGTACCCACTGGAATTCAGGGAGCATCTCAAGGATCGCGCAAACACGTGGTGTAGCAACGATGAAGTTAGCAGCACCGCGTCTGTTACGAACAGCGATTCTGTTTGCTTCAATGATAAGTTTTTGATAGAAGTCTCTATTTCTCTCAACGAGCCATCTGCCGTCTGCAGAAGCTGGGGACCAGATCGAATAACCAGCGCCGTAACCTGCGTTAAGAGCTGCTTGGATCATTCTGACGATCATTTCACGGTCGATTTCAGCTTGGATCTCATACGACATAGCGTTTGTGATCTCAGCATCGATATCGATACCGTTCATGTTCTTAAGGTCTTGCTCTAATTCAACGGACCAGCGTGCGCCAAGTCTACGAGTACCTGCTTCAACAGCAGTCTTTTCGAACTTAACTTCAACCTGTGGAATGTTACCAGTGATTTCAAACGCTGATAAGATCTGGGCAACGCCACGATCTTGATCAGAGAATGTCCAGCCACCGCCACCAGAGAGTCTAGCTGAGCTAGAACCGGTGAAGCGAGTGTCGAGGAACTGATAACCAAGCTCTTTGTTAGCAACAGTACCAGTGTAACCAGCGTTAAGACCTGGAGGGTTACCCGCGCCAGTTGTGGTTGCACCGATAGGGCCTGATGTACCGTCAATTCCGTTACCTAAGTTAGCGGAGTTGTAGGTATAACGAAGAGCAAATGCAAGTCCTACTGGACCTGACATTGGTTGAACGCCTACGATTTCGTTGGAGATAAGCTCAGGGAATGTACGACGGATCATCGGGATAAGAATCTTTGGAAGACGTGAGTCGCCAGGTGCATACGAGTCGGTAGAGTTGATAACTCCGCCGCCAGGATTGTACTGACCACCACCGCCACCGAAAACACCACCAGTACCAGAGGTATTGGACTCTTGCATACACCATTGCTCTTGGTTCTCAAGAAGAATAGCGGTATTTAAGCGTGTGTTTTCGTCACCAATGGACTTAACCGAATCAGACGAGTAATCAAGAACAGGTGCCCACTTCTCAAGAAGTGCGTCTGCTCTATTTTTATCTACGAATGCTTGTGTCGGACGAATTTTCATATTGCTTTTTTTCCTTTCAAAAAATACCTCAGGTTATAAAACCTCATTGTTCAGGGTGGAAATTATTTCATTTTTGAAAGCTCACTTACGTAAGGATTAACTTGACGTTGTGCGCTAACTTGTTCCTTTAAAATTGGTGCATCAGACTTTACCTTACGGTTTTTAAAAGCCTCTTCTTTAATAACTTCAATACGCTCTTGCTCTTTCTTGTCGAAAAGCTTAACGGTATAGTCGAAGTTTTCTTCGATGAACTTAGGTGTCTTGTCTCCTAAGACTCTCTTGATGTACTCTCTCTTCTTTTCTGGTAAGGAAGCTGTCTTACTCTCAATAAGTAAATTTGCTTTGGTCTTAAGATAATTTTCTTTAAGAACGTTGTTCTCGTTAGTAAGTTGTTCAACTTGCTTCGAAAGAGCATCGATTTGATTCTTACCATCAATAACTGCTCCTTGAACCGACTCGCTCATTAGAGCTGAATCAACTGCAAGAACCTTACGTAAGTTAGTGAGAACTTCTCTTGCTGTTCTATTTTTTGTAGCTTCTTGGATAGCTTCAAAAGGAATTGCTTCGTCAATAAACTCTTCTAAGTAATCAGAAATTGACTCAACAAGTGTATTTTTAAATTTACTAGCTTCGTTAGTAAGGGATTGTTCATACTTTCTAACTACATTGTAAAGTTTCTTTGTATTATCACGATCGATAGCCTCTACAACGGTTTGTAACTTAGCAGTATGATCTTTATCGATAGCTGCTATTAACTGCTCTAATTTCTCAGCATAGAGTTCATCTTGTTGAGCTAAGGCAGATTCTACAGTAAGCTTAAGCTTGCTGCTAAAAGCTTGTTCAATTGCAGTAAGTGATTCTTCTGTAAGAATTTCTTTTGCATTTTCTGGGAGTAGGTCGTTTACTTTCATAAGTTAGAAAAGAGGTTGATCAGCAGCTTTACTGATTCTAGCTAAAAGCTTAGTTTCAATAGCCGCCTTTAAATATTTATTAGCAGCAGCGTAATTTTTTGAAGAAATTGATGTTATAAATTTAGAAATATTTGAATGAGTGTTGAGAGTCTCTTCATCCTCTTCACCCTTCTTTTTTAAGAACTTTTTAATTTCTTTTTTAGGCATTTCTTTAGCTACCTTTTTAGCTGCCCCCGTTACGCCCTTTTGACCTTTTTTAGCACCCATTACAGCGCCAAAGAATTTTTTCTGCTTTTCTGTCTTTGCTGGCATATTATTATTATTTATATAGATTGTAAGAATTTTAGTATATGTTCTCTTAATACTTCATCTAAATTTTTCTTAGGAAGGGTAGCTATACTATTTTCAAACTTATCATATATTTCTTCAAACTTTCCATTTTCAGCTACTACCCACTGCTTTGACTCTAAAATTCCATTTACAAAAGCCTTAGGGAAAGATGGATCCGCTACACAGTCGATAGCAACAAGCTTGAGATTACGAACAACATTATGATTTGTACCTTCTTCTAAGGTACCAAGTGCTCTAGAAGACATTCCTACCTTTACACCATCATTAATAAGAGATCTAACTATTAAACCACATGGTGTGGAAAGAACTTTTGATTTACCGTAAAATACATTATTATCTTCGTAAAGATCAGTTACGATATGACAAGCTCTTTCTAAGTCTACATCTGCTGTTGCTGGGTGATTGAGCTCTCCCATTGCGCGACCTGGCATAACCATTTCTTCATTATATCTTTGAACTTCTCTTCTTAGCTCGTCAATAGGATACATTCTCTTGTTCTTATTGACGCCTTCAGCCATCATATAAGGCCCTTTAATAAAAAGGGTAGCTGGTGAATTTCTATTACTCTCTTCAACAACGTACTCGAATTGATCTTCTAGCGCTGGCTTTTCTACTAAGAGATTAAGTTTTAACATATATTATATTTATACAAAACTGTTACTATTTAAAGTCCTTTTCTGTCAAAATCAAAAATTCTAAACCTTTTCTCTTACAAAACTCTCTAGCAGCATTCCATTTAGCTTGATTGATTACATACATAGATTGCTCGTAAATTAGATGCTCTCTCTTTTTATACTTTGTTGTAGGAGCAAATGTTTGTTTAAATGGTTTAATCTCTATCAAATACTTACCTATTTTTGTACCTTCTCTTATTACAACGAAATTATCTACAAAGTATCTATGAGCTCGTCCATCTAAAGGACTTATATAAGGTATAACAACGTTCTCACTTCCCCATTTTATGATATTAGGATTATTATCACAAAATCTCATGAATTTTAATTCAAGTCCAGACCTATAAATAGCACTAGTACCTACAAATTTATCTTTGTTAATAGGTGTAAAAACTCCTTGACGGTACTTAGAATTTTTCTTAATATTCATTACCCTATAAAGAATAAGCATGGATCTGCATCTCCAAATCCGGCTGAAGCTCCTGTTAACAGCTTCTCTTCTAGTTCTTTTTTCTCTCTAATACCTTCATCGAGAATAGCAGAGTTTAAAACACCACCCCCTAGTAGATTGACATTGGTGAATTTACCACGCACTCTACCTATAATTATTTTTGTAAGAGCGCAAGCATATTCATATACCCATTGTTCTTTGATAACATCTCTAATAGGTCTCTCTACATAGCAAGATATAACCCCGTAAAATCTACTACTTCCCGGTTGAGGATACATTTGTAAATACTGTGTTCTTTCATCAAACTTAAAATCCTTTCTAGTAGCTAGAATCTTTTCACGGGTATCTAACCATTCTTTTAAAGAATACCAAGATACTAAATCAAAGCCGTAGTTACCAAGCGCGTAGCTGAAATATGTTTGCTGAGCTAAAGTTTGCTCGAGGGTAAATAAAGTGTTAATGCCTGTATTAGAACCTTCTTCGAAATCTGTTACTGCTATAACTTTACGGTAATCCATTACATCGTAATCAAATACGTTAGAGTATTGTGTGGCAGTTGTAGGTGTACCTTCTAGAGTTTGTACCTTTTTACGCGATTCTCTAAAAGAACTTGTTAAAGAAGTATTATAAGTAGTGAGAGAATTATATAATGTATTATCAACAATCTCTAATTCATAAAGACCTTCTGTAAACAAAGTAGATAAAGAAGAAGAATTAGAAAAGAAGCTATTAGGAAGTGATGTGGTTGAGATATAAACAGTATCTGGATTCTCTACTACGAAATTAGGACTGGTATATCTAGATGCCTTAGCGATTTTTTCCGGATCTGTTAAGTCTGTTTTTGCTAAGGTATACAGATGATCTAGACGAATACCTTTGTTTTTTTCATATAGGTTAGAATCGAATATTAAAAATTCTTTAGTAAATCCTGCATATTTTGTAAAGTACTCTACAGCGAGTTGTATATTTTGGTAGAGCTGGTCGCGATGTACTTCAAGGGTAATTAGTGGAGCTCCTAATGATCTAGTTATTCTATCAGATAGATCATTATATGTCTCAATCTTATTGTTTAAATTAGTAGACTGAAACGCTGAAACTGGCTTAACCTCGCATATATCCGACATAATATTATTTATTGTACCGGTGCAGGAGCAGCTTCACCAGGTGCCGCGGCAGGTTCTTCAGGAGCTACTTCTGCTGGAGCACCAATTCCAGCACCTTCACCTCCTATTTCAGCCGGTCCTCCACCAAAAGCGGGTATTCCTCCTCCACCGCCGCCTATAGCTTCTCCACCACCTTCAGCAGGACCGCCGCCTAATGCTGCAGCTACAGCAATCTCTTTCCAGTTAGGACCATTTGTCTCAATCTGTACTAATTCCCACTGCATCTCTTTATCCTTGCGCATGAATTCTCTATTAGCGAGAATATCTTTATCCTTCCAGCCAAGGTATTTCTTTTGTGCATATGTAGCTGAAATAAACTCACTACCAGCCAATGTAGTATAGTTTCTTGATTTAAGCTCTAAGCGTTGGTTTTCACGCATTTCATAGAAGTTAGTTGGTACGTTTAGCTCAACATCTAAATGTATGTCTTTTAATTCATACTTATCCCAAAGCCCTCTAAATTTTAAATGAGTAATAAAACCTCTTTTTATTCCAGAAGAGAAGCGTTGTTGTTGTCTAATAATGAATCGTGCAAACTTTAATTCCTCTCTTAGTATCTCTGCTCCGTCTCTAAAAGCATCTTGAGGATCTAATCTTGAGGTAGGTACCTTAAGTGATCTATATAACTTCTTAATAAAGTACATTAGGTCGGAGAGCTCGCCTAAGTTTTGTCCGCCAGCTAGCTGACTTACTGTAGTACCTTCCTGTCCTTGACGCTTTGCAAACCAGAATGCATCAAGCATTGATTGCGGGTTGAATTTCTTAACTACATCGCTCTGATCGATATCAAAAGTTTTTGACGACCAGTAATTTTGTATTAGTTTGCGGAGATAGGCTTCTGCTTTTGGCGCAGGCATGTTACCTACATCAACATTAAATACTAATCTTTCCGGTGCTCTAACTAATCTGTATATTACTATTGCATCTTCAATTAATGAAAGCTGTCTATACGCTCTTCTAGCGTTTTCTAAAAACGGAACAACCATTGTTTTGCTCTCATTCATTACTCCAGAATTAATATAAACCACCTGATTTTCATCTAGTGGTATTAGTTCTGTTTTAACCACCTTAGAGGGATGTACAGGGTCAAATATAGGCTTTCTATATATAAATCCTTTCACCATCATATTTTGTATATTATTATATACAGGATCAATTAATTCAGCAGGTAGGTTTATAACACCTAATACTCCTTCATCTAGATAATCTTTATGAATAATTTGCTCAAAAAAGAGCTCACCTTCGATCATCATTTGTCTGAAATACTGCCACCCTCTATTTTTTAAATCGTAAAACTCAATATACTTATTAAACTCTGTATCGAGGTCTTCCTTCTCGGAAGGTGTAAGATCAATATTTCTAAAGTTTAAACGAGCAATGTTTGAATTTTCGTCAGGGTTAATTGTCTCATCGCAAATCTCATCTAAAGCATCAGCTACTTCAGAGTATGCGGACATTATTCTATAGTCTCTTAATCTAGCATCTTTATTTTCTTGAATATTAGCATACATCACGTCGCCAAACGTGGTATCTTTACCCATTGAACCAATAGGTATATTGTTATACTCATTAGAGATAGAAACTGACTGACGAGCTAAAGCTTCAGATCTTCTTATTCCAGTTTTAGCAAATACTCTATATTTCGGATTTAGTTGATCGTTATTAGGATCAACTATATTAGAGTATGGAAGCTTATTTTGAATGTACGATACGAGGTTTCTACCAAAGGTAGAAGTTTTTCCGTTATTAGTTACGTAGCTATTATTGTTATTTGGAGTCGTATCAGCCATTTTATTATATATTTAATCAAGGTATTATAAAAGTAAAGCCTCCAAATGTATGAGAAGTTGCCCAACCTGCAGGATTATTTACTATAATATCTATGCTACCTGTTCCACTTAGATAAGGAAGATTAATAGACATAACTTCATCAGTTAATACTTCGTAAGAAGATCCTGGTAGAACAAATCCTGTAACATTACCCGTATATTTGGAGCTAATAGTTGTAAGAGTGTAGTTGTTTGTAATAGCTGGATTATTACTACTAATTAACACCGCATTAGTATAATTGTAATTATTGCCATATATTACGAAATTATTTGTAAATGGTAGCTCCTTACTTAGTATGATGTCTTCAATTACTGGTATTCTACTTCCAGTAGTAGAATAGAAAACGTTAGTTATGGTTGGTTGTGCAGATAAAGTATATGTATCTGATGAATTCTCAAGATCTAGACTTGATAGAGAATCGTATGATAGTATATTGCTTCTGTTTAAAGCGTATGTATTTACATCTATAAAATAAATTGGAGTTGATATTTCATTTTTATTTTTAAATATCCAGCCCTTTATAATAAATGAAGTATCGCAAACAATTCTAAATTTATCACTATATGTTGTATCAGTAGGTGAGTTAAAAGAAATGTTACCATTCCACAATACTTCGCTTCTTATCTCTACTACCTGGTTAGGTATTTCTGTAGGTTCTTTCCAAGAAAGAATAATATAAGGATTACTGTAAGGAATAAAATTTGAAAGTATTTGGTCTATATCTTGCATATACCTTCCAAGAATTGACATATTAACAGATATATCAACCGGGATAGGCATTTTTATATTACTCGTACTATTTTTAGTATATGGGGTATAAAAATTATCAATCTTATTAAAGACTCTATCATTAGCTCTGCTGACAGATGTAACATCAACAGCCACAACCGGCAAGGTTAAATTTTGAGCTTTATTTACTATATCGTACATAACACGCTGTTTAGGTGCTAGTACATATCTTACTTCAACAGTCTCTTTAGGTATTCGATTTTTATCGTACCTTTTAATTACAACATCATCAAACGCAGCTATAAATTGCGTAAGTAAGTCTTTAATTTCGAAATTATAAGTGTAGTCTTTAATATAAACCTCCTAAATATATTTATTAAACAAACCTATCTATAAAGTATTTTGGTAGTTTATCCTTATTTCTGATGACTTGCTCAATAACAGCACCATCTAGAATATATGTAACACAGTGATCTTTATGAGATCGTATTCCACGTCCACAGCTCTGAATTAACGAGCTTAACATTTTGTTTAGGTACCAATTAAAGTCTAGCTTCATCATTCGTTCTACTCTCTTATCTACTAGAGGTAGATAAGGTGCTTTAATAATAATTTGAAATCTCGCTAGATCATCTTTAAGATCTATTCCGTGAGACATAGAAGGTGAGGCTAATACAGTAGGCTCATTTGAAATAGTATGTTGCGATATAAGCTGCTCGTTATTAACACCCGGCTCACGAAATAGAATTCTATTATTTGAAATATTATTCTTTAAGTACTCTGTAATATAGTTAGAGTGAGTGTGGATAATACCTTTATCTTGCGAATGTAGATCGCAAATATCGCTTACCTGCTTTGCTATTTTATTAAGATTTTTTTGTAGATTACTATGATTTAATTTAATCTTTGTTTGTACGTAGATAGGAGCTTTAGCTGAGTCAAAGGTAGATTCAGCTTCGATATATTTGAACTTAGTAATTCCTAATGTTTTACAAAAGTTAACTGGATCAATAATAGTAGCTGACATTAATACTATTTTCTCTCCGTTCTCAAAAAGGTGATTTGCTAGATTATTGACTTTAAGAGGTGTAAAGGAAATCCCATTAGATTCCCTTTCATAAAGATACTCACTATCGCACCACGTAGAAGTAATTGCAGAAATCTTACTGTGTATGTTTTTCAGCGAGAGTAGTTCGGCTCTTTTATCTGCAAGAAAAATAGCAGATGCGTGTTTATTATTACCGATGATAGATTTTAGATCTTCCATTCTATCGTTAATAGATACAGAGATATGTGACAGCCATCTTCCTACTTTTCCATAATCGTTTTGCGGAAACGGGCTAATACTAATTTCACATTTTTTCAAGAAATCAAAATTTAACTTAATTGAAAACTCCTTCACTATCTGATCCTCTAATTCAGAGGCCTCGTCACAAATAAGATATTCACGTCTTTTGAGATGTTTAGGTAGCGCAAAAAACATGTTATAGTTTAAAGTAGAAAAAGTTGATACAAGAGCTTTATTTCTATCTTCATAATAAGGACATCTGTTTTTTGCCCAACACTCATCTTTTAATTTTGACGAGTGTATACATGGACCATGCTCTACTGTAAGGCTCTGATCTACACTACACTGATAATTAGATTTACCCTTTAATACATTAATGTCAGGAAACAATTCTCTATATTGATCTTGAAGAGACTTTGTTATCGTAAGAGCGAAAGCACCAAAAGGTTTTTGATCTTCACACTCATCTTCATACATATAAGCTCCTGTTTGCGTTCTCTTATATGCGAGATAGCTCATTACAAGATCTGTATAGCTTTCCGTAGGCGGAGTACTTACATTTCCTAGAGTTTTAGATATAAACGATTTACCAGAGCCTGTAGGCGCAGCACACACAACAAACTTATAACCATCCTCGAATGCTTGATCTATATTTTTAAGTAATTTTAATTGCTGCGGGTTAGGGGTATATTTATCAGGAAATCCTTCAAGGAGAGTATTAAACATACCTCATTATATGATAGTTCCTTTTATTTACACTGGAATTATTTGAACTAACCTATTATACATTCGCATACTATCATCAGAATTTATGTTATTAATTGTTGTAATTACTTCTCTGTTGATATGCGTAAAGCTCGAGAGGTGGTAATTTAAAGTACATGTATTTCCATTATCGTGTATAATAAATGGATATGGGAGTTCTAGCTGTTTAATTTCACCCTTTTCATTTTCAATATTAAATCTAATAAAATATTGCTTAATATTAAAAAGCTTTATTTTACCAGTTTTAAGTATTTTATTGTCGCATTTAAAGATGACTTTTTGCAATAAAAATTTTTGAAGTACTTTGTTATAATTTTCAATACTCATGAGTTCATAAATTGTAATTTTTGTTCTGCTGACATTGGTAATAAAACCTGATTGTAATATTTCCAAAACTCATCGTTAGCTGGTATTTCGTTTATCACTGTTGCGCCCTCTAGCGATACAACTCTAAAACTTTGCATAAAAATATCCCACACGATAAGCGCATTTTCTTTCACCTCATTAAATCTTTTACCACCCATAGGCGGCTTATAATTTAAAGACATTCTGCCATTGGTTGAATTTAAAAGAGCGGAGGATTTAGTGCATAGCATTCTACGCGTAGCTGGTCGTCCAGGTACAGGTATTCTTCTTACAAAACGTAGATCAACTACGTTATTCAGCAATTTCTGCTCCAAGGCTTCCTTTGATATCATCTTTATTTTTTGGCTTACAAATTCCGAATATTCTATTTTCGTTCAAGAAAACTCCACTCTTAATAGGCCCGACATTTTCAATATCGATATTCGAGACAGTTACTCCCAGATTATTAGGAAAAATTACTATATCACCAACCTTAGTATATTTAGCTTCAGGCCCTGCTAAAATAACTCGAGCTTTACGCCATGCTTTAGTTAGAGCATTAGATGGTACGTATATACCATTTCTAATAACTCCATCACCGTCGTTAGTAGAATCAATATACTCTACTAAAAGAATGTCATCAAAGATAAAACTCAACTCGTAATCACGTATTCCGAAATCTCCTTCTGAATGAGAAGATAAATCTATTAAGCTTCTAGTAGGTGCAATTTGATCAATATTTGCTCTCATGTTCGGTTATTTATCTACTGTATTATATAAGTCAATGTATAGTGAAATCTCTCTTTTTGAGATATTATTATTTTTGGCTATTAGTGCAATATTATACGTTTCTTCTTCTTTTTCTTTACCTTCTTTTTTCTTTTTAATGTATTCTATTTTCTTAAATTTTAATTTAGGAATAAAATTAAAATAGAGCTTATATAGATCGTTTTTATCTTCAAACAACCCAGTGTATTTGTTTATAGTTTCATTAACTAGTACACACTGATCTTTATTATAAAATGAAAGCCATCTATTAAGAAGAAAAGGTACAAAGTGAGTTTGTTCCTCTGTATCTAAAGAACTAGATGAATCTCTTTTTACGAAAAAGAGATTCCGGAGCATATCAAAAAACGTCATACAATAACCTTCGTCGTAGCAATTTGAATATCTTTAACCTCAGTATTAAAATAATCGATAACAGAGGTCATAAATCTTTCTGCCTCTTGATCAGACATTTTAGAACTATAAGCAAATCCTGGAGCCTTTTTGCCAGCGTTGATGTTAATTCCTGTATGACCAATAGCTATATTATCTTTCGAATAAGTGATAGATACACTAACTTTGCCTACTTCATATTCCTTTTTATCTGAACCAATAAATTTATCATGTACCATTAGATCATCGCCTTTCATTTCGATAGGCTTGTTAATAGTACCTGAGAGAAAATTAGCGATAATAGTATTAAAGTAACGCTGAAACGCTACAGCACCAAATGGACATAGGTTAGGAATTTCCCAGCAGAAGTTAATAGCGTCATCACTGAAGATAAAATCTTTCGAAAGAGAATCTTCTAAGTCGATAAGATTATCACTTACATACATAGGAGCCCTAAAAGCTACTACATTACCATAAGGTGAAACTTCTTTCTTAAAGTACTGATACGCGAACCGCTTGTGAATTAAATCTCCGTTATAGATAGGTTGTTCAATAATCATGTTATTATTATGATATCAAATGTTTATTTCTCAACTTTAAAAATACCTGTTTTATAGCCATCCACATATCTAAATATTTGTACGTTGCTAATCTACCTATAAACAAAATATCTTTTTCCTCTTTAGCTAATTGTTCGTACATATTGTAAATTTGTTGTCCTTCACCCCACGGTATAGGATAAAAGGGTATATCATCTTTTGTAGCTTTTTTAGAGTACTCTTTTGTAATAATGGTTACACCTTTATGATTTGGAGTAAAATAACTATGATCATACTTACGGGTATAATCATGAATAGTATTACATTCATTTATTATAAAAGTAGGCTGTTTTGTAGGTGTCACTTCATGTACAAATCTTAAAGATCTATAGGGTAATTCACCAAACCTATATTCATAAAATTCATCTATTTTGCCAGTATATATTGTGAGATCAGCTTCTTCTTCTTTCCAGTCATCTCCTTTACAATTTATTTCAACGTCAATACCCTCCAGCATTCTCTCAAACATTCTAGTATAACCATCTTTTGGTATGCACTGATATTTTTGCCCTTCAAACCAAGTCGGATCTTCACAATCTTTAGTCTTAGGAATACGATTAGTAATTGTTTTTGGAATCTCTTCAAACTTTACCCCCCATTGTTTTTCTGAATAATCTACAAATATTAAATTGATAATTTCATCTTGCGATAGCTCTCTACCTAGTGTATCAATAGTTCTCTTACTATACGGGAGTGGTATTTTGCCCAAGCATGTATTACCTATAGGTTTTAATTCAAACGGAATCCATTCAGTAAATTTTGTTAAAAAATTATACACTTCTTCATCATCAGTATGAAAAATATGCGGACCGTAATTATGCATTACCGTTCCGCATACGTTACTATCATAGCAGTTACCTCCTATATGGTTACGCGTCTCATATACTTTGACGATATGACCTTTATCAGCTAACAATCTTGCAGCTACTATACCACTTAAACCTGATCCAACAATACTAACTCTCACGTTAAAAGTATACTATCTGTTTATAATAGACTCTGTAAATTTTATTAAACCGTCTATTTCATTTTTTACATGATATTTCTCTTTACTAAACTCAAAGCACTTCTTATAATTAAACTTTCTATTTCTAATTACATCTGCTATTTCGTCGAGATTATCAGAACAAAACCCTACATCAGGATGATTAACTTGCTCAGGAACAGATCCCCACATAGATCCTAATACTGGCGTACCTTTTGAAATGGCTTCTAGGCCTGTTCTACCGAATGCCTCTGGTATCTTACTAAACATGGCAAAAAACTTAGCCTTTTTAAACGCTTCGACGTGTGTGTGATCGCGATTGAGTTTACCTTTAAATTCAAAATTAGGAAGATCCTTGACTCTATTAATTAGCTCAGCTTCTATTTCTTTATTACCTGTTCCATAAGCTACAAATTTCTGCTCAGGAATTTTTCTCGCTAATTCGATAAAATCGCCAAGTCCCTTACCATCGAATCCCCAGTTAAGACCAGCTACCCATAGAATATAATCTTCTTTGTTTTCCTCGAAATTATATTCGTAATCATCTAAACCTGTATGTAGCCAAAAACTTTGCGACTTAACCTGCTTAACTAATTCATTTTTATCAGCATCTTGTAAAACAAAATTATATAAGAATTCAGATACGAACCTATAATAGACGTTAGGTCTATAAAAATATTTACCTTCTACCCACGGACCGGAGTCATTAATAGTAGTAATAATAGGAATATCTAAATCACCGAGAACTTTTACTGACCAGTCACCTTGTGCCCATATTACATCAGGCTTCATATTTGAGCGCTGTATAATATCTCTAACTTCGAGAGCAAAATATGATGGATGTACATCTGAATATGTACATCCAATGTATTGCGTATCAATTATTTTAAATCCGTAGGTTTCCTTTAGTTCTCTCTTTTCTAATATTTTCGGAACTATTACTGTAAAATCTATCTGATCTTTATAATGGCTGTTAAGACCTGTACAGAGGTGCTCTACACAAGATTCTATTCCTCCGTAATCGATAATAGGAAAATGTTGTAAGCAGCAATTACCTACTACCAATACTTTAAGTTTACTCATAAAATTAATTAATTACATTTCTCCAATATTCAATATTAAGTTTTGTTAAATCAAATGATCTTGAACTAAACTCATCTAACAAGCTTTGCGTTATTGCAGTATAATCCTTTACTTGTAAAATAGGGAGATCTTTCCAACTATTATAGATAGGATTCTCTATTACAATTGGTATACATCCTACGTATAAAGCTTCCCAAGTTCTATGACAGTCTATACCATTACCAGGAGGTGATATGACATACTTATGGTCTGCCATTTCTTCTATATAATCATTAAACGGTATATTAGTATTGTATGTAAAGTTTATATTAGATTCTACTAGCTGACCCTTTATTTTATTTCGCTCTATATTTGTAGAGTTCCAATTGCAGTAAATATTTTTTATTTTTGGCTTTAACCTCAGTCTGTTAATATTATAAGCAAACCACTCTGTCATATACTGAGGCTCTACATAATAACCAGCGTGTGTTTTAAGTCCTAAAGGTAGAGGTATTAAATCAGTATGTTGAAATACAGGATTTAATGCGAACCATTTTTTTATGCATTTAGGTTTCTTATAAAATAATTCCTCTGTAATAGGATAGTCGGAGTGATGTGTTATTAAATTATAACTACCTTGTGAATTAATTAATTCCGAAAATAGTTCTAAAACAAAATCTGTTTTACAAAATATATTGCCGGTACTAATAACTGTATCGGAGGATAAGTATTTACCATATGTAGGTAAGTAAGTATACTTACATATGGTTTCGTAATTATAGGCGTTTAATATATTTGATATATTGAAGGTCATTTAAATACGACTAGCCCCGTTCCGCTCCAATGACCTATAGAAGTAAGGTCATATTTTTCTTCGGTAATATTATTCCAGAATAATCTCATATCATCATTCAAGTGAATGTCATCTAGCATTAATAGCCCCTTCCAGCCACTTTCTTTAAGATGATTGTAAAAAATATTTTCATAAGTACCGTCATGATCTACATCTAAGAAAATAAAAGGACTATGGATTAGTTCTTCATCTTTGGTAGAATCACCTAAAATAAATTCTACATTTTCAATAATTGGATTTTCAGGATTAATTTGAACAATATCATATGATTTTATTTTATTAGCTTTATTATAACTAAGCGCAATAGCCGATCTACACTCGTTTGTACCAACGTCAAATAAAACCTCACCATTAAAGAGAGTCGATACATACATTAATAATCTATAATGTTCTCTACCACTAAACACATGATAACACTCAGTATTACCATACATCTTATAGTTGTTGATATTACTTGTATCAATTAAATTTAATTCTTGATTAGTTACCCCTTTAATTTGTTCTAGTATAGTATTCATAAATTTTTTGCTCCTGTGCCGTTAGAGTTCATGTGGTGATGATCATAAGAATACCAATCATGAACTATATTCATTTGTTTCTTTTTGTTAGGAAGTGACATTAAATAAAATCCCCACATCCTTTCGATAATACCGCATATACGATGTGGGCAGTGATTCATTATACCCCATACGTTGTTTTTTAAAATTGTTTCTATTTCTTTTCCATGATGTAATAAAAATTCTCCAAATCGTAAAAAAACTTCTTTTGGAGTAACGGATAAACTTTCACTTATCCAACCACTCTGTTTAATGTAGTCTGGGTCGATAAGCATACCTAGTCTTGCACTCATGAATTCGCACAGCTTTCTAAATTCATAATCTAATAAAGACATTTGCTCAGGCGGTCTTATCATTTGATAAAAGATAGTGTCAGGATCTTCTTCAAGGGAGTTGATAATATCTTTAATAGAGTTTTGTTCAAATAAAACATCATAGTGCAAGAGTCCAATGTGTGTATTTTTAGATACTAAATTTTGATTTTTATATAAATGAATTATAGTACCGTATTCGTAATACTGCTTTGTTTGATAGGAAAAATCATTCCAAGGTAGATTCCACTCTTCATATGTTTTGATAATTCTTGAAGAAATATTTTTAGGTACCTTTTTCTGCACAGCGTAACAAGATACAGATGATAGCTCTTCTGTGGATAGATTATCAAGAGCTCTATCTAATAGCTTATCGTAAGTTACAAGAAAAAAATTAACATCTATCATACTAGAAACATTTCATTAAATCGTTTCATTACTTTTTCCGGAGCGAATTCGCTTACTAAATTTTTGTAACGAGATGCGTTGTTATTTTCTTTTTTAAGTGTGCATAACAAGTCCGTTAAATCATCTTTAGAATTATACCACAAGCCCTCATCCTTCAATATTTCTCTATGATTTTGATCTTGACCACCTGTCCAAGCTATAACAGGTTTACCGTGAAATAAAAACTCCGATAGAGCTAAACCAAAGCTCTCTCCCATATATCTACCATGTAGCATATAATCACACGTGTTTATATAATTTGATTTATGTTGCATGTTATAGGTACCTTCAATATGAATCACATTAGGATGTCTCTCCATAAAAGGCTTTG